GTGGGAACCGGCCTCAAAAAAAAGCGCTCAGACTTATCTTGCTTCCGGCTATTGCATGAGACACACGCAGCGACCAGGTTCTCCGGGTTCAATATCTCACCGCCCTTGCTCACTGGTTGCACGTGATCCACTGTATTGGCTGGAGCCATGCAGTATTGGCAAGTGTAGCTATCTCTGGCCAAGATGTAGCGTCGCATCTTGCGCCAAGCTGAGCCATATACCTTCTCATGCTTACCGCTTGCCATTAGTGATAGCCATTAACTTGGAAAAATCTCCAGCCATTACACATAGATCCGTAACGTCCTTTGATGTATTTGATAGACCAGTCAATCTGCCTAAAGCCATCGAGTCGTCCGTACTTGGCGTTCTTCATTTGGCCTAGTCCGTAGTGTGATTTGTTGCGAGCCTTAACTCTCCACGAACTTTCTTTCTGGATCAACGATTCGAAGCAGCTAAACTGCTCCATAGATACGATGCGAGAATGAGCATAGAGTTTGAGTAAATCAGTCTCTGACGCTGCTTTGGCCTCTGTTGTAGCTGATACGGTCAAGATCAGAATTGACATAGGAATAGCCAATAAGTTTTTATTTGTTTTTATTTTTATATTTATTATCTTTTTATTTATCTTTATTTTCAAGATATTATCTTTCAAGTATAGCGATGAATCCTGACAATCTGTCAAGGATTGAACGCGGTGTGTTGCATCGTCCACAGGCTTCTGTGGACAAGTATGTGGATAACTATTCAAGGCCAGCCACCAAAGAATCATCGACTAGCTTTACCGAGAATGCACCACAACCGGAGCATTGAGCGAACCATTCGTGCATCGTCAATTCGGCTCCCTTTGTAATTAAGTGTTCTTTACGCCCATCACCGTAGAGCTTCTTGCAGATTGAGCAATCAAATCGCAGCAGTGGCATATTCGCTCCTGGCTAGATTCTCGATTGGATTAAGGTTGCCCTGATCTACCCACCACGAATCTTGACGTGGATTCTTGAATCGTTTGCGTTTAGCGAATGCCACTGGTAGCCAGCCGACGATGTAATAAACCGGCGACTTGCCAACGACTAGAACGGCTACATCACTCTCACGATCATTAGGAGAGATAATGAGATTGCCGCCTTGATATGACGTCCACTTGACTTCAATGCCCTTGCCTACATCAGATCGGCTTTTGCCTTTGTTGTCATTTATGTCGTAATCAAGTCCAAAGTATCTAGCCACGCACAATTCCGCAGCTAGTGATTCGGCATATTCCACAACGCGCTCATGATTGTTCAACTTGTTGTAATACTGAATGACGCCCAATATGGCCTCCTGTGCAAATACGACATCGCTGGCACGTTTATGGATAGCCCATTCATCGGCCGGCGTGACTGTCATTTTCTGCATTTGCTACAGAACCACAACACGGGCTCTCCTCCGACTGCACGTAGATAACCGGCACGATCTAGGATTTCTATTCGCTGACAATGGTCGCACGTTTCGCACTTGAACTCCGCGACAATCTTGCCGTCAATGAGAGTCCGACCAATCATCGTATCAACGTCAATCATCTCAGTCACGCGGCTCATCGTGTTGCCACCACAAGAAGAGCCAGAATTAACACGCATTCGATAATCACAAGAATCTTGATAAGACGACTTTTCATCATACTTGTGGCCTCCACTGTCCATCAGATCCCAGCATGTACCAGGCTGGCGGACACTGTTTCGCCTTAGCCTTTTCGGAGCACATGTAACCGCCCCAGCCCTTGTTCGTTTTGGCCGATGTGCCTTCACGCCAAATCATGTGACCATGAGCGCACAATGGAGCAGCAGCTACTTGAACGCCACCTAAGGTCTCTTTGATGCTGTCAATAGCCGTTCCCAGTGTTGGAATGCCGGCCTCTTCTGCCTCTTCGCGAGTCTTAAACGATGGGACGTCTCCATGCTTTGTGTTCCAGTAGTCATAAGCAACGGCAGAATCTTGAACAATCTTTGGATCGATTCGCTCTACCTGTTGCATATTCTGAACCGTAGGCCGCTTATCCGTACCTAGAACCAAGCCAACGCAACGGCCAATCGCGGACGTGCATGTATCTTCTATGAACCATTTTTTCATCTGGACGTTGTAGGTGTTTACGTTGCCGAATGCGTAGTCAATACCGGCTGGCTCTTGATCTTCGTAATTGCGAAAGACTTGGCATTCAATGAGAATAAAGCCTTTTTCAATGTCAATAGCTTTAATCGCTGTGTGGATTTTGCCGTTTGGATAAGTAGCCCAGAATCGTTGAATCCTTGCAGCTACATCTTCGTAATTGTCTAAGAAGCTCACTTGGCCACCGCCTGAGCTGAGATGTGGCGACCAACTGACTTGCCGCGTTGATAGCCTTCTCTGTGGCCTTCTTTGTAACCTACTGAATAGCTGACAATCGCCCAAAGAATGCATGCAATAGCCATAAGGACGAATAGTCCCAACTCACTTGTTGTCATTTTTTGCTCCCGTGGGAGCCTTGTCGAATGCTCCCAGATACAGAGTGACATCTATGTCCGACAATTTCAAGATTGACGTCGGCGTGTCTATTTCTTGAGAGCAATCTCCAGCAATAGTTGATCTAAACGTGCCTCAATTCGAGAGACTTGATCCTTGAGACTGTTGCCACCATTCGGTTGAAACTCCCGCATGATCGACTTCACCATGAATCGCATTGACGAATAGATGGCAGTCAGCAGAGCAAGGACAAGTCCACCGACCGCCGTCCATTCGCCCACGCTCACTTCTGGCGACCGAAAGAAATGTCGTTCGGATTAGCCCAGCGTGCCAACATTGGAACAAGACCAGCGATAAGCCCCATCGCTAAATCCTTTGGATTTGTATTGCCTGTCATATAGACGGCTAACATTCCGGCCACTGATGATCTAGCCCATGATGCCGCAAGTGCCTTAAATTGTGTCATTTCTTTTTCTCCTTTTTCGGCTTTGCCTGTGGAAGTGGCTCGACCACTGGATATTCTCCTGCATAGGTTACGAGCTTCGGCCTAGCGAAACCAACAATCTCTTTGCCAATATAGCGACGCTTCACCATCACCATTCCGCCGTTGCGTTGATCTCCATTTCCGGAAGTGTTGCCCTCGATGCAGAGAACGCTTGTTGTGCCAACCTTGACGACGATTCCGATGTGACTGATGCGATCAATGCCATCGTGTGGAAAGTCCATGAAACATAGATCTCCAAGCTGCGGCTTATCTTCAATCCAGCGTCCAAGCTCTTTCATCTTATGTGCGCCTAGAGCCGTTGAAACCATTGATGGAATCTTGACGCCGGCAGTGTGAAAGACCCAGTTGCAGAATGAACCGCACCAGGGCAATCCATCGGCCTTTGTAAATTTGCCGTACTTCGTCAGATTTTCGCCAGTCTCGACTGTTCCGATTTCTGCTAGTGCGACTTCAATGATTCGAGCAGCAGTACCTTCCGGATACATTAAAGCCCAAGAGCTTTTAAGTCGTCGCTAGTTAAACCAAGTGCAGCAAGTTTGGATTCTGCTGCGGCTTTGGCTACTACTTTGGCTGCTTCATCTTCGGCTTGTTTTGCAATCGTTGCAGTCATGTCAGCTTGATCTTGTTGCCACTGTTTTAACTCAGCAGCAGTCATTTCGCGTTCAGTGGTCTTGCCAGTTTCAACGTCTAAAATTGAAATCTTTGTCATTAGATACTCCAGCCATAGATAGAAACGGTGCCAGTGATTGTTCCGCCGGTTAAGGTGAAACCATCGAAAGCAGTGCCAGTTACATTGAGAATGCCGTAGCCATTACCGCCAAAGTAAGCAGTTCTGCTTCTGACATATGAATAAGTTAATGCTTTTGTGCCGGTAGTTTGGAATGGAGCCATAACGTCCATAGCGATGTATTGTCTTTGATTTGCGTTGTTATTGCTTCCAACCTGGATATTAGTAACTGCATCGCCATTATTATCTGTGCTCAATGTTCCAGTAGAAGCAGCTGCGCCCCATACGGCGAAAGAGTAATTTGATGAAGTGTTATCTGTACCGCTTGCTCTGAATCTCAAAGTCATTAAAGAATCGCCAGTAGCATATGAAGATATGTAAATCTTGTAATTTGTGTAAGTACTGCTGAAAACATTGTCAAATGATTTACTGCCAACAGCAGAAAATGAAGTTGTGCTAATTAATGTCAATCCACCGCTAGATGGAGTAGCCCATTTTAAGCCTGTTGCAGCAGTACTATCCGCCACAAGTGTTTGACCGTTTGTGCCAACACCTAGACGCGCATCGACTGTGCTGAAAGTAAATAGATCGCCCTTAGTTGTGAGCGGCGTCTGATCCGTAGGAGTGACCCACGTGAAGTCCATATTGGTATTAGATGTCTTAGATAAGACTTGACCAGTTGTGCCACCGAGCAGCTCTGACATCGATGTGTCCACCGCCTGGCCGAATGTGTTGAAATCTGCTGGGAGATTTGTAACGAGCGAACTGCTCGTCGGCATGACCCAGCCGAAGTTCGTAGTTGGATTTGCCATCGTTTCTCCTTAATTGACGACTAGCGCGTCTGCGTAGTCAAGTGTAGGGCTGAGTGTGTTAAATGTTTCGGCGACACTTACATCTTGCCACTCCATCGCCTGGAGTGAGAATGGCAGTGGCGACACGATTAGAGTGATTGAGAGTTCATTGAAAGAAGCTTGGAATCTCCAGCCCTCAACAAAGCCCAAGAAGTTTCCGGATTGCATATTGACCGGAAGATTAGCTAGTGAAATCGGCTGACCCATGAACACGTTGATAAGAGCGTCACGATCTGCATCATCGACTTCCGGATTCGTTAATGCGAAAGTAATAGATTCTAAGAATGCCTGTGGCTGGGCTCTTAGCGTCAGATAGAAGTCGGCTTGGTCGTTAGCATCGGCTGCGTGTTCTAGTGAAGTCGTAATCTGTTGTGCCAGTTTTCCATAAAGTGCGATTGAAGCTGCGTCAGTTGCCGTCTCTGTTCCAGACTTCCAGACGATAGAGACGTCGTTGCGAATGTCTCCGGCCTTAGTCTGAATCTTGATTCCACGGCCTAGAGCTTGATTGGCATCTAAATCCGTGTAGCCATTAGTGGCCAGATAAGTCGTGCGATGTGTGGAATCGGCATAAGAAATCTGACCTTGAGCATTTTCGTAGATATAGCCAAGCCCCGAAGTCGCAAGGTCGGCCACCAGATCCCACGTGATTATTTGATCAGATCCGCGAGCTGCTAATTCGTAATTGCCTGGACGATCTATTTCTCCTAAGCCAGTATTTTCTGCATTAGCCCAAGTCTGTGTCGCTGGCGTATAAGTTGCCCAAGTAAGAGCTGCTGGTACTTCGCCCCAATTATTGACCAGTAAATCTTCTAGGATTGTATAGATTTGGTCGCCATCGAAATCCTTAGACAAGACTCCCAGAGTTAAGGCCTTCTGGAGCCTTGAGAGGGCTCCTAGAGCCGTGATTGTCACTTCCTGAGTGATTGCCACTGAGCCAGTCTGTGAAACTGTTACGGCTACGTCCACAACACTTCCGCCAAAGATTGGAACGAATGCGCCAGCAGTGTCCTTGACTTGGATTGAAACCGCGTCATTGATTTGCGCCGTAATAGCTGCAAGATTGAGATTGATGAGATTGATTGTGCAATAGCCTGCTTGAGCCTGTGTATAGATGTTAGATCGTCCTGATGAGATTGAAAGATTGGCTAGAACGACGTCGGTGTATTCAACGCCTTGAATTGTGACTTTCCAAACTGGAGCCCACTGAGTCATCAGATTGCCTGAAGTGCAGAGGCTCCGCCAGTGCCACGATAGTAGGAATCATTGAGTGCGCTGATGATTGTGCGAGCCGTACCTTCGGCATCAATTGCGCCATTGACTGTGAGATTGATTCGCGCTGCGTTTTGAGAATCTGTAAAGCCACCGCCTCCGCCAGCGATTAGACGAGCGGCGTTCTGAGAATCTGTGAATGCCCCACCTGCTGCGACCCTGATTGCTCCTGCTGCTGCTGACGCAATTCCACCGCCACCGCCACCGCCACCGCCTCCGCCTCCTCCGGCTGAAGGAATGACTACTACTGGCACTGATGATGATCCACCACTGCGAATCGCACCTGGCGCGCCTGATGTGGCAAATGATTGAGTGATTCCAGCTTTCGCTGCTAATTCTGCACCTAGTTCAGAACCTGACATGCCCCATTTCTTTGGATCAGTCATTGCACCTAATAGACCTAAAGTCACTGATGCAAATTTAACAACCTTGTCCAACGCTGCAATAATTGTATTGAGCCAACCAATCATCTTTCCTAAGCCTGAGCTTTGACCTGTGTTCGATTCGCTATTAAACACGGTAAACATTTTTCCAAGCGAAACGGTAAGACTTTTGACTGTTTCTCCGAAACCAAATGCAGCCGTCTGAGTTGTTGTCATTCCGTCTTTTAATTTTCCTTTGCCGCTAAATCCTAAAGCGAAAGCATTAAATGCTGGTAGAACGTTGTCGTTGATGTAATCAATCAATGACGTGACCATTGGCAACAAGCCTTGACCAATAGTTTCTTTTGCTTCATCGAAACTGACTTTCAAGATTGCAATTTTGCCCTGATAAGTTTCTGCATTCTTAGCAGCAGCTCCACCAAATAAATCTGTCAATTTTTGTTGGACATCTGTGAAGGTCATTGTTTTGAGCTCTGCTGCTGAAAGACCTATTCCTAATTTTCCAAGCGCGGCAGTATTTCCATCGTAGGCCTTACCGATTGCATTCGCGACAGTCTCAAGCGGCTTTCCAGTTGCCGTAGCGACATCAAGGGCAACGGAGAGAAGATCTTGCGCCTTTGTAATATCTCCAGTAGAAATTGCTAATCGCTGCAAAGCTGGACGAAGTTTGTCATCTGAAACGCCAGTAGCCAAAGACATCTTAAGAATCTGATCTTCAGTAGCGGCTATCTGTGCCTTTGTTGCACCTGTGGCGTTTTCTAAAGCGTTGGCCAGTTTGTTTTGTGATGCTTCATCTTCGATTGCAGCTTTGACGCCGTCGATTCCGATTTTGATTGCATAGGCAGCCGCAGCAGCAGCCGCAGCAGCGAAAGCAATTGAGGCTTTTTTACCAAAGTCTCCGACCTTGTCGGCGAAAGTCTCGACTTCTGCCTGTGATCCTTTTATGCCTTTTTTGAGATCATCAAAGTCAGCATCGAAGGTTATCTTTACCTTTGGAATGCCTGCCATTATTTGAGCCCCAAATCGTTGATGATTCCTTGAACGATTGAAATATACTCCTGCGCAACGACTGGAGTGTAGAAGTCCACGCTTTTATTCAACCAATATCCTTCGCGATTATATGGAACCTTGAATCGGTTTGTGTATTTGCGCCCTGCTCTATCAATGCCTGGACGAGATCCATATTCTGAGCCCCAAAGAAGTGCGCCGGCTGGAGCTTGAGTGCGTCCAACCTTTGCGCCTTTGCCGCTTTTACTTGGTCGTCCACCATAGGCTCGGCCGACTTTTTTTGGCCCACCAATATCGACGCGAATCAATCGATCGCGTGGAGTGACAATTGATTGCAAGACAAGCTTTGTCTGTGGAGTAGGTGAGCCATGTCCGAACATCATAATCTGGCCAGCCAGTCGTTTAGATAGCGGCTGAGCTGCATCTCTGACTCGACCCTGCGTTTCTTTGTCTAAGAGATTGAGTGTTGAAATCAGATTCTTTAGCGCATAAGGCTCGACTTCAATGCGAAAGGTTCCTTGACCTTTCGTCGCCTTAAACGCCATTCCGTTTCTCCAATATCTCGAAAGCCGTATAAATCTGCTCCGCCGTCGTCCATTCGCTCATCGGTATTCCCGTCGCTATTGCTATTTCGACGAGTATGCGATTTACGCTTCCGGCGGCGTAACTTTTGGGAGAACGTCACCGACTGACACGTCGGCCACTGTTTCACACCAGATTTCATATCCTTTAATGGGCTTGCCAGCAGCTTCACGTTTCATAGCATTCCACGCAAGGAAGAGAAGATCAGAAATTCCAATCTTCTCCTGCGCCTGCGAGATTGTGTTGCCTGTCTTTTGTTCCCATTTAGCCCACTCTGGCGGCTGCGCCGTGTATGTGCCGAATTCGCCGTTCGTGTATTCGATGGTGATTGGTAGTCTCATTATTTGCTCCCGTTTCTCTTTCGATTAGCTGATTGTTATGACTGGTGTTGATGCGCAGAGCATTGACCATGTGTCAGTTTGTGCATCTGGTGCAGTGCCGCCAGCAGTTGGAGCTACTGGGAAAGCAGTGCCAGCAAATGACGCGCCTGTTGCAGTGAGCAGAGTAAAAGCCAGGGCAGTATTTGGAGCAGAAGTAAACGCAGTCCACATCGCTTCAAAGAGTGATCCGGTTGCGCCCCAATCTGCAAGAAGTGAGATGTTAAGTGTCCATTGATCATCAATATGCTTATAAGCTTTTCCATCAAGTGTCTGATATGTAGTAATAACTGGCGCATTGACGAGAGTGACTGAAGTTGTCTGAGCGTCATAATTAACGGTGGCAAGCGTGAATACTATGTCGCGACCGGTGACTATTGTTGTTGGCATTTCTTTGTCTCCTTAGATAGTTTCTTGAGTGTAGTAAGTGCTGACCGCGAGATCCGCCACTAATAGATTCGATGCTCCCACTGATTGGATTGTCGGTTGTTGAACGTCTCCGACAACGTATCCAGTTGGCATCGCTTGCATGATGCTTATGACTAACTGTTCAAGATTATCAAGTGCTCCGGCGTTGTTGTTATATGCAACGGCGGCACTGACAACCAAATTGACTTTCACGCGTACCGTACTTTTACCGATTGTTGTCGTTTCTAAATAAGGTGCGTCTGGGACAATAACGCAAGCTGGTGGAATGACGGCCTCTGGTACGGTTGAATAAACTGATGCAGCTACTGATCCAAGTGCGGTTGCAAGTGTGCCTCGGATATTGGCCGCGATTGACGTTGGAGTAGGCATTTACATGGCCATTGTTGAGACGTCGATGTAATTACCTAAGAGACCAATGACGCGATTTTGGAGTGAACGCCCCATACGAAATGGCGACGGCTGAAAATCTACGCCTTCAATCTGTCCACCTGGTGCGACCACGCTTTGGAATATCTCAACGCTGACGATTGTGACCGCCGTCTCGACTGCGTCGGTATTCGCGTAAAGCGTGGCCGCGTCTGCCCCAGATAGGTAAGCCACACCGCCAGGAATTACTGGACGGAAATCAATGTCGGCATTTGTGAGCGCGCATGTGAAATAGAAATAAGGAGCCGGATAAGCGAAAGGTAAGTAAGGAAATGGATCATAGTAATTCGATGTGACTGTCTTTGTTCCGTTGAATGTAGATGGAACGCAACCAGTAATCACAACACTTTGACCGGCGACGAATGTGTTCGGCTTTTGTGTTATGTAATAGGCGACATTATTTTGAAGATATACGGCGGCGACTGCATTTTGATTGGCAGTTAATAACGGCAGAATTACCTGTTCAGCAGAATCGATAATTCCTTCAAGATAAGCATCAGAATAAAGAGAAACAGAGACGCCGAGCACTGTTCTAAGACTGGCGACTGTAATAATTGCTGGCATCTCTGTTCCCTTTCGTGAGCTGCTGGGCTAGATACGGGAGCGCACCTAGCCCATGATTAGTTTGCTTAGGTTAGGTTGAAGCGACGAAGTCCGCC